ACGCGCGGCCATACGCCATCGTCGTGTGGTCGTTCGCCAGTGACAAGCACACAGCGTCGGCGCGGTCGGGCGAGTTAACGCCGCGCTTCTTCATCGCCTCCTTGCTCTCAACTTGCATCTTGCCAGACGAGGTAAAGTGATACCGCGGCGCCGCAAGATCCGCATACAACGCGTCATCCTTGGGCAGCTTAACGTCCATGCCCTCTAACCACTGCTTCGCCTTAAACCACAGCTCAGCGCGCAAATTGATGTACGTCTCCTTCTGCGAAGACCGCTCAGACACGTTCAAGCCACGCGCCGGCAGGTCAAGCTCCCGCAAGCGATCCAGAACGCCCGCCCCAAAGCCATTACTATCAACGATGATCTCGACCGGACGCTTGGACGGCGGAAGGGCATCGTACTCCGCCTTCACAGCGCCAGTGAGCTGCATCAAATCGAGGTTACGCCAGACCGTCAGCGGATGGATCACCGGCCCCTGCCTCTTACACAACACGCTGCTGTCGTTGCCCTGCCTCGCAACGTCCAAACCCCATATGGCTGGCGTGTCGTCGCTCAGGCGGATCTCGTTGTTCATCGCGTGCTCGATCAGCGACACCGGAATAACCGTGTCCTCCTCACTCGGGGGGAAGTTGCCAAGGACACGCACATGATACGCCGGACTGTCCTCGCCGTAACGCTTCTTCATGTCCTCAACGAAATCCTCGCTTACGCGCGGACTTGTAACGCAGCTCACATGCATCGTGTACCAGTCCTCACGCAACCGATTGTGCGTGTCGTAAAAGAAACCCGTGTTACGCGTCGGGTTGCCCGTCAGAACCGTCGTCGCATTGTGGCCAGACATTGAGCCTGACGCGGCCTCGAAGACGGCATTCGGTACGCCAGACGCCTCGTCGGCGATGAGCAGCACGTTTTCGCTGTGAACACCCGCCAACGCCTCCGGCTGCTCGGCGCGTGACGTCCTGCACGAAATAAACGTGGCCTCGGGCTGGCTCTTCAGCTCAATGCGATCACTCTTGATCTCGAGGAGGTCGTTAAACGGAGGCTTCAAGCGCTTGGCCACGTTCTTCATCTCCGCGAAGCAGGCGTCAAACAACTGGGAGCTCGTGGGGGCGGTCACAACGGTCTTACTCGGCACGCGCATCAGCACATGCCACACAGCCGCCATGGCAACCGCCGTGGACTTACCTACGCCGTGGCCAGAACGCACCGTAATACGTCGCTCAGCGGGGGCGGCGATGGCGTCCAAAAGCTCAATCTGCCACTCGTCCGGCTCGATGCCGATGACCTCGCGGGCAAACGCGACGGGGTCGTCACGGTAGCGACGCATTAACGTGATGAACGGGTTATCGTGGGATTTTTTTTGCGGGGTCATGTTAACACCTGATTACGGAAAGGGGGGCGGGGGTGCGTGGAGGGGTCATTAGCAAAAGCACCGGCGCGATCTGCGCGAAGGGGGGGGTCAAAACGCCGCGTCTGGCGCCGGTATGCAGAAAACGCATAGATCGCTCCGATAATGTCGATTATGTTAAATTCCAATTCTTGCATGCGACATATAAATAAGGCGTTTGCGCGATGCAGCGTATTATCGAGCCATGCAAATAACGCAATGGCACAAGATGTTGTGTCTTCGCCGCGTTGCAGCGCGTCGGCGGATTGACTTAATTGAACGCTTGTTCTATTCGCGCGCACGCATGTGTGACTGTGAGCCAGTGTGCGTTTTCTCCGTCTACACGTCATCACGACCCTGCTCCATTTCGAGAGCACGTAACAACACCTGACGAAACCCGTGCTCAAAGAAGAACGCGTAAAGCTCCTTCGACATATCCACGCTCAGCGTCGCAGAGCCATCCTCGTGCTCCGTTATGTCGATCACCTTGATCTCGTTATGCGTCGTCATCGTCCACCTCCACAGCTTCACCCTCAATCACGTCGCCAAGTAACGCCGCAGCCTGCGCGTGCAAGTCGTTCACGCTGATGTTGATTGCCACGTCACGTTGCCGCGTGTCGTACTGCGCGTTCAGCTTGGACGCCATCCACTTGTCTGTGTCCACTTGCAGACGCGCGACGTTGACCATCGACGGATCTGTGTTCTGCGCCGTATCGACTGCACGCTCGGCGTAGTAATGTCCAGCCTCCAACTGCGCAGACGCGTAGCGATCACGTCTGCCAGCCTTAGCGTCTAGCCACTTCGCCCAGAGCTTGTACCCGATGCTCTGCTCTTGCATGATTTTACGTATGCTCTTGCCGCGCGCGATCTGCTCGAACAGCTCGTCCTCGCCTATCTCTTCCAACGCCGCGATCTTTGCCTTGCCGACTTCACCGACCATCGCTGACGATCTCCCCTACCAACGCGGCGTAGCCGCAGATGTCGACCCAGTGATCCTGCTTGCGTGGCGACGTCTTACTACGCGCTATCTTTAGCAGCATCATCATGTTTGCCACGTCGACCACCGTGAAGTCGTGATCCAGATAGGACGACCACAACGCCGCGATCGTCTGGAAGTTGTCCTTTGCGTCGCCGTAGTCCGCGTCACGCTCACCGCTGATCACGCCTTCTGCGATCGCCAGTATCTCGTCTCTCGTTACCATGGAATGTCATCTCCTCCTAAATCCCAGTTTATACGATCGTCTCCGTCGCGCACCATACGCGTCACCTTTGAGTTCGGAAACGTGTTGAACGCATTGTTCAGGAAAGTCTCCGTCCAGTCAAATCGTATGATGCGCGCCGCGTCTTCGAAGCTGTAGACGATCCAGCTTGGATACTTCTTCCGCAGCTCCGCCGCCCCGTGCAATGCGAAGCACACGATTACCTCCTCACACTGCACACAATACGCATGCGGCGGCAGCGGCTTATGCCCCGCATCCTCCGCAGCCTTCTCAAGCACGTCCCACGCCCTCATGAGCTGCGTTGCTATCTGATTAGTGCCAACCACGTCATCCGCATCCACACGCTCCCTGAGCGCCTCGTATGCCGCCTCGAAGCGGCCAGCTAAATCCGGAGACACCAGATCCGGCAACGTATCGCCCCACCGCTCTATCTTCGTCCTCGCCTTTTCATCGAGCGGACGCAACTGCCCCCACACGCCAGCACTAATCCTACGCTCCTCACTGTTCAGCGTCCCACGCGCCTTCACGTCCTTATAGCCAACCCTCGCCTTCGTCGCTTTCTTTGCCATGCCAGCAAACTCCTTCCACGATCTTCCTCAGTTGCATTCACCTCAGTCCGTATCTTCCTCCTCAGTTACGTATATATACGTAAACACTGAGGAGGAGATAAAAACGGCCTCTTTTACCTCACTTCCTCAATCCACCTCACTTTAACTGAGGAGACTGAGGAAGCATAAAACGCCACCCGAAAACGCTAGTGATACGTCCCCGAGAAGCCCTGTTTCAGCAGCGCTTGGTTAAGCGCCTGCGCCATGCACACGTCGGCCATGAGCCCACGCAACACCTCCATCACGAATGTCATATCGTCGCTGGCCTCCGACATGAGCGGCATCTCGTCTGCGCACCACTCGATGACCGCGCCCTCGACTTCCTCGTCCCACACGATACGCCCCAACTCTAGGCGGTCGTCCTCGTCTGCATGGATCTCACGTACTATCTGTGTCATAGCTTCAGCTCCTTAAAGTTTGCTATGTCAAAGTGTACCATAGGCTCGATGTCTTGTGGATCGTCTCTGCGCGTCGTGCCGCCCATTTCCACGTGCATATGTTCGTGCGCTGGCGGCAGTTGTGCGATGCCGGCTTTGTCAGACCACTGCACGGCGAGGAAGCAGGGTAAGCCCGTCGTCATCGTGAGTGAGCGCGCCTGCATCGCCTTGTAGAGCGACAGCATATACGTTGGATACCTGTGCATCGCCGTCTTTCGCTGTCTGGCCTCCACGAACGCGACCGCACGCCCGTCGCGCATCGCCATGAAGTCGAGAGACAGCTTTATCGGCATCTTGCGTAGAATGCACTTGTAGTTGACCTCGATCAGATGCGCCAGCTTGCGCTCGTTCTTGCGATCCTCGGCTGTCTCGTAAAACGGTCTAGTCATAGCCACTCGTCTCCCTCTGTTAGCTTTGGCGCTGTTCGATCGAGCGCCGTCCTGCGCAGCCGATGCGTCCAGCCTTTACGATTTGTTATCGATATGATGTGCAGGTGATGCACGCCGAGCAAGTCCGCCAGCTCACGCGCCGAGATGTCCCACTCGCGCCGACTGGCGTAATAATGGATCTGCGCGGCCATGGCTTCCATCTTAGGGTTAAACGTTTCCACATTAGCCCCCTATCTCCGACGCGCTAATCCACTCGCCCACGACAACGCACTGAACGTCGCGCCCCTGCCGTTTATCTGGCCACTCCTCCACCTTTAGCACGCCCGTCTCGATCCACTTGGCCAAGATGGCCTTCGCCTTCGCCTTCTCGTGCTTCTTGTCCATGTCGAGGTCAAGCTGCACGGCGACGCACTTACCCGCCCAGTGGTTCGCACGCGCGTC